CAGCAATAATCAGATTAGCATAGGAGGTCGACCATGTCGACGACTTCAGGATGGGGCAGGTTTACCTGGGGCCAAGCTTATTGGAATGCAGACACAACTTTAAAAACAGGTTGGGGTGCACAGGCCTGGAACGATGGTGAGTGGGGAGAACTCAAAGACGCAACAATATTTCCAACTGGTTTATCGATAACATCTAGCGTTGGCTCAGTCGACATACCTGATATTATAATTACACCAACAGGGCAATCCGTTACATCTTCTCAAGGAGAGGCTTTTGTTCCTGTTGTAATAGAAACTAGTCTATCAACCACATCATCACTGGGCAGTGTTTCTGTGGTAGATATGCAGGTCGGACTGACAGGTCAATCCATAACTAGCTCTATAGGATCCGTGTCCGTCAACGATATGACCATTGGTCTGACAGGTCAAGAGTTTACAGCAAGTCAGGGAACTGCAAAAGCACCAAACGAGACAGCGATATTATCTGGTCTATCGATCACATCAGCACAGGGAACAGCTTCGGGTATTTCATCACAAGAGGCACAATTAACTGGAGTATCTTTTACTGCTAGCGTTGGTAGTGTCACAATACCAAATGACGTGGTTCAGGTATCTGGATTAGAGGCCACATTTGCTCAAGGAACTATAATAGGATTAGGTGGAGCGGTGGCTCAACCATCAAGTTTGAGCATGACATCCAGTGTCGGTTCTCTAACAATAGAAGAGGGTCTAGGATTAACAGGTCAATCGTTTAACGCTAATGTTGGCTCTATATCACCAATTGATATTACTATCGGATTAGATAGTTTCTCAATAACATCCAGTGTGGGAGCTGTAGATATCTTTGCGTATGGTGATGTTGACACTGGCTCAAATACGTCTTATAGTAATGTTTCAACGGGTTCGAATGATACATATTCGGATGTTGCATCTGGATCAAATACAAGTTATAGTGACGCTGCATAGGAGATAAAATATGGCATCTACATTTACGCCTTTAGGGGTAGAACTTCAAGCAACTGGTGAAAACGCTGGTACATGGGGGACTAAAACTAATACTAATTTACAGATTATAGAACAGATTTCTGGTGGGTACATTGCAAAAAGCATTGCAGGTGGTGCACAAACCACTGCTTTATCTGTATCAGATGGATCAACAGGTGCAGAGCTTTCACATAGAATGATCGAGTTTACAGGGACTATTACAGGAAATCAAATTGTAACCATACCTTTAGATGTTCAAACTTTTTATTTTTTAAGAAATTCAACTTCAGGATCTTACACAGTTCAATTTAAATATGCTTCTGGTTCAGGGGATTCTTTTACTTTTTCAGCTACAGATAAAGGTGATAAGATCGTGTTTGCTACAGCAAACGACGGGACAAATCCCGATATAGATACACTGGCAATCGGAACAGGTATAGCTAGTGTTGCTGCAGATACATCACCTCAATTAGGTGGGGACCTAGATATGAATGGTCAAGATATCGTTACCACATCAAATGCAGATATAGAATTAGCACCAAATGGTACAGGACATGTAACTATTAAAGGTAATACTAATCAAGGCACTCTTCAACTTAATTGTGAAAACAATTCTCATGGTCAGCAAATAGTAGCTGCACCACACTCAGAGAGTGCTAGTAATGTTTTAACTCTTCCTAGCACTGGTGGTAATGCTAGATTGGTTTCAGCGACTTCAACTGCCACACTTACAAACAAAACTCTAACAGCTCCAAAGATTGCAGATGCAGGTTTTATTGCAGATGCAAACGGAGCGGAACAAATCATATTTCAAACAACAGCCTCGGCGGTTAATGAATTAGAAGTTACTAATGCTGCAACAGGAAATAATCCTGCCATTGCCGCATCAGGTGGTGATACAAACGTTGGTTTAGAATTTACAGCAAAAGGAGCTGGATACATTAAATTTAACGACCTAGCTTACATTCCACAACAAGCGCTAACATCTTCATCGAATGCTGTAGCCTGGGATGTGCAAGCAAAACCAAATGCATATCACCTGACAACAGAAAACACTACGTTTGCTGCACCGACTAATTCAGTTGAAGGTTCGTTTATCTGTCTAGAAATTAATTACAATGGTTCACATACGATTGCATTTAACACGGTATTTGAATTTGCAGCATCGACTGCACCAACATTTACATCGACAGATGGTAAAACAGATATTCTTGTATTCAGATACAATGGTGCTGTATGGCAAGAAGTAGGTAGAACATTAAATTTAAGTGAAAGTTAAAATATGCACGCAATAGTAAAAGATAATAATATTACTCAACTTATAACTAACCCTAAATCAATTGTGATTGGAGATGTGAGATATCCCGCTAAGATATTTTCTTTATGGTCAAAATCAGAATTAAATGCAATAGGCATCTATGAGGTGATTACAGATTTAACAAATAAAAAAGATGAAGCATACTACGTTAATACTAATGAAGAATATACTTATGCAGATGGTCAAGTTACTAGATCATGGGGAACTGCTACACCTAAAAGATTAGAGGATGAAAGTGGTGTAGATGACCAGGGAAATGATTTTACTAACTATGGTTTAAAAACAGAAAAGAAAAGAATTGTAAAATCACAAGCATCAGGATTACTAGCACCTACAGATTGGCATGTAGTAAAAGCAACAGAAGTAGCAGAATATAGTGTTCCAGAAAATATTACAACATTTAGAGCAGATGTAAGAAATAAATCTAACGAAATGGAAAGTCAAATAGATGCTTGTACTAATGTTGAAGAATTAGAAACTTTATATACAAGAGACCAAAATGGTGTAAGACCTCTAGCAGAATTTCCTGAAGAGGTTGTTTAATGTCACTACTTATACCTGGAACTAATTCCATAAAAGACACTGGATATGATGTAGCTAACTCTGTTAGACTCAATAGAGGAGATAGTCCAAATTTTACAAGAACACCATCAAGTGCATCAAATAGAAGAACTTGGACTTGGAGTGGTTGGATTAAAAGAAGTGGTTTAGGAAACATACAAACTTTATTTGATGGTTCAGATGGTGGTTATCCTGAAATTTTTTATTTTGCTGCAGATGATACTTTTATTTATCAACATGATATATCAGGGTCAGATTATAAATTAATAAGTTCACAAGTTTTTAAAGATGTTGGGGCATGGATGCACATAGTAGTTGCAAAAGACACTACACAAAGCACAGAAACCAACAGACTAAAAGTTTATGTAAATGGTTCACAAATCACAATGAATGAAAGTGCTTTAGGTTATCCACCAGAAAATTATGAAGGTGCTATAAATATTAATGATCTTCATATAATTGGAAATTGGAAAACAAACTCTTATTACATTGATGGTTACTTAGCTGAGGTGGCTTTCGTGGATGGCACACAACTAGATGCAACATCATTTGGAGAGTTTGACGAAGATAGTCCAACAATATGGAAACCAAAAGATGTATCTGATTTAACCTTTGGAACAAATGGATTTTATTTAGACTTTGAAGATAGTTCAGCTTTAGGTAATGATGTATCAGGTAATAATAACGATTACACTGCAAATAATCTAGCAGCTACAGATCAATCTACAGATACTTGCACAAATAATTTTGCAACGTATAATAATTTATTACCTACGAAACCACCTACATTTAGTGAGGGTAATACAAAAATTACTCAATCAGGTAATAATTGGGATATAACTTATTCGACAATAGGTGTTAGTTCTGGTAAATGGTATATGGAAGTTAAATGGGAAAGTGGTTCGCAGATGAATCCTGGATTTGCTACTTCAAGTGTATTTGAATTGAATCCTAGTTTTACCAGAGGTACTAATAATCCCTCTAATGGCGGTGCAATTTACACAATGTACACAGATGGCAGTATTTATAAAAATAATTCAGCAAGTAGTTATGGTTCAGGAATTTCATCAGGTAACATACAAATGTTAGCTATGGACTTAGATAATAATAAATTTTATTGGGGTCAAAATGGTACTTTTCAAAATTCTGCTGATCCAGCAAATAATTCTAATGGTTTTGCAATAGATTCTAGTCATCAAGGAAACACTTGGCACTTTCATATAAGTGTCTATGGATCAGGAGATAAGTTAGGTAATTTTGGCAATCCAGCATTTTCAATCTCATCAGGAAATAGTGATGCTAATGGATTTGGTAATTTTGAATATGCAGTGCCATCAGGATTTTTTGCTTTATGTACTAAAAACCTAGCGGAGTTTGGATAATGGCTTACACAACTATAGACGACCCAACAATTTTTTTTAATACTGTTCTTTATACAGGAGATGCTTCTTCTCCAAAAACAATAAGTGGAGTTGGATTTCAACCTGATTGGAACTGGTCTAAATCAAGAAGTTCTAGCAGTTATGATCATCTTTTAACAGATAGTGTCAGAGGAACTTCAGCTTACTATTTAAAATCAAATTCAAATGTTGCGGAAACATCAAATCCTGCTGCTGGTTATTTAAGTAGTTTTAATAGTGATGGATATGTTTTAACTGCTGGTGGTTCTAATAATACAAACTATAATGCTAATTCAGTAACATACGTATCATGGAATTGGAAAGCTGGTGGCTCTGCATCATCAAACGGAGATGGAGATATAACAAGTTCTGTATCTGCAAATACCAC